CTAGCGTCCCGATCTCAACATCGGGTATTATGCGTACACCCGGTAATGGGTCTTTAACTCTTACTGGTCAGATTCCAATATCTACTACAGGGGTAAAGATATCCCCAGATACTGGGACTTTAACTCTATCTACTACCGCTCCAGAAGTAATTAAATATCTGCTGACTTATGTCGATAGTGCATCTTTAACCTTAACTGGTCAAGATGTAACCGCAATGACGGGGCATATAATTACTCCAGCAGCGGCTTCTTTGACGGGTCTGGGTGCTGGTGATATTTGGTCTGGTACTAGCGCTACTTGGGCGGCATATTCTGGGAATTGGAACACAGGCTCATTATCTCCAACAGCAGGAGTTACATATACATTTACTATAGATTCTGCCGGTGATTTAGTTTTAACACCTTATGATCCAATCTCTCCAATGGTAACTGATCCTAAATTTATAGCAACAGTAACACTGATATGACACACTAAATATATATCAGAGATAATAATTATATGAGCAAGAAAAATACAACCCTTAGTAAGAAAGATACGACTTTTAGCTGGAGCAACCTTTGTTATAAGACTGACCCTGAGTTAAAAGAGCCAGTAAAAACGTATGTTTTTAATAATGGCCAAAGAGTATTTTATGGTCTAAGCAAGAAAGAAAAAAGGAAAGGATGAGATGTCTTTTGATATAGAAAAAGCAAACATATTTTCTTTAAAGGATCAAACATTAGCAAAAAATGTTGCAGAGATTTTAGAGAAAAAATACCCTGGTTGGTTTTGGGCCGTGAATGTTATGGATGGAGTTGTTGCTGTTAAGTCACTAAGACTATCTGGCAATTGGGGCTTTGTTATTCATGCCGATAAAATAGATAATGATTATAAATTAGTCGTTATGGCTGGTGGAGAGATATTAGAAAGATTCAAACAGCAGAGAGGCAAGTTTAATAACACCTTGTATAATGATTTAAATATGAGCAGGACAGGACAACTTGACGGAGACTACGCTGCATGAGCTTAACTAATCCACAGCCTCCTACAGAGGGATCAGAGGTTTTAAACGTAGATGATGACGAGTCTCTTCGTGAAGACTCTTGGCTTAGGATGGCTAGGCAAGCATATGAGGATTCTTCTGAATGGGTGGACGCTAATTTAAGAGGGCAATGGGAAAAAAGCCTTTCTTTATTTAATAGCAATCACCCGCCTGGGTCTAAGTATAATACTAATGCTTATGAAAAAAGGTCTAAATTTTTTAGGCCAAAAACTAGGACTGCAGTAAGGAATCTTCAGTCTGCAATGAATGTAGCATTTTTTACTAATGAGGATGTTGTAAGCATAAAGTCTAGAAATCCTAATGATCCAATGCAGGCAGCTGCTGCTGTAGTTTCTCAATCTGTTTTACAGTACAGACTAACAAATACTATTCCTTGGTTTCAAACAATGTCGGCGGCTCTCCAGGATGCAGCGGTTCAGGGGTTGTGTGTAAGTCATCAATATTGGGATTATGAAGAAAGAGACGAGACTTATATTGAAGTTGGCCGTGATAACAAACCAGTAATAGACTATGAAGGAAATGAAAAAACAAGAAGCCAGGTAACCTCTATAAGAGATAAGCCTGTCATAGAAATTATTTCTCCAGAAAATCTAAGAATTGATCCAGCTTCCGATTGGGCTGACCCGATAGAAAGTAGCCCATACGTAATACATCTTATTCCTATGTACTTGCAAGACATAAGACAGAAAATGGATTCTGGGGAATGGAACGAGTTAAGTAATGGCGAGTTGCTAACCACTACTAGCGATGAGGATGATAATACCACAAAGCTAGTAAGGGATGAGCCGAGAGAGGACCCGCTTGATAATGATGCTGGATATGGTGAAGTTCAGGACTATAAAATAGTCTGGGTTCATAAAAACATAGTTAGAAAGGAAGGGGAAGACTGGTGTTATTTTACAGCAGGAGTTAGCTATATGCTAACTGATCCAATTCCACTCCAAGAAATGTATCCTTGGTTGAGGAGCGGAGAAAGGCCATACGTAATGGGATACGCTAATATAGAAGCGCATAAGATTTATCCAGCTGGTACGGTTGAACTAACACAAGAACTTCAAGCTGCGGCTAATGATATATGGAACCAAAGATTTGACAATGTTAAGCTAGCTCTTAATAAAAGATACCATATAAGGCGTGATAGGAATATAGATTTGGACGCTTTGTTTAGGTCCGTTCCTGGTGGCGCGGTAGAGATGGATGATCCAGACCAAGACGTAAGAATTATAGAAACTAGAGATGTTACTGGTTCTGCGTATGCGGAACAAGATAGAATTAATATGGACTTTGATGAGTTACAGGGTAACTTTTCTACATCTACAATTCAAGCTTCTAGATCATTAAACGAAACTGTTGGCGGTATGTCTCTTCTAGCAAACAGCACAGGAAGTGTGATAGAATATGTGCTAAGGACGTTTTCTGAAACATGGGTGGAGAAGGTTCTTAAGCAAATGCTTAGACTTGAGCAATACTACGAGACCGATCAGGTAATATTAGGAATTGCTGGTGAGGCTGCCCTAGAAATAAATGAACAAATGAAGGATGTTTCGGTAGACGATCTTCTTAAGTATGAAGTTTTACTGAAGGTTAATGTGGGTATAAATGCCACCGATCCATTAAAGAAGGTTCAGAACTTAATGATGGGCCTACAGACTTTGGCAGCTTTCCCAGGTATTGCGGAAAGAATTAATATACAAGAGGTTACTAAAGAAGTTTTTGGTCAACTTGGTTACAAAGATGGTGATAGGTTCATATCGTTTGAAGGTGATCCTGCTGTAGCAGAGATGCAAGCCCAGTTAGATGAGATGCAGGGAATCATTGAGAGCGAGCAGATGAAGCTTGAGAATAGAATTCAGATTGAGCAGATGAAGCAACAAGGTAATCTAGAAGCAATGAACATGAAGACTGGGGCAGAGATTCGTAAGAAAGAAATAGATGCCCAGCTTCAGTATATAGATTTACAACTTAAACAAGAAGACGTAGCAACTAGGAGAGCTGAGTTAATGTTACAAAGAGAGGCGCTTATTAATCAGATAGCTGATGAAGAAATTAATAGGCAAGAGGAAATGTTAGATGAGGGACCTGTAGGTGTTATGGCCAGGAATGACTATAATAAGATACCCTACGCTGTGGGATGAGTATAGTGGAGTGGCCTCTTCAAGAGGTTAATATTACAGAAAGCGTTTGCAAGAGTTGCGCTATATGCTGCGAGATAGAGCTCAAGCCTAATTGGAAAGAACCTAGGCAGATGGAGTGGTTACGGGCTATAGTAGGAAAGCATGATCATATTAAAGATACTGCAAAAGGAATAAGGATTCGGTGCTCTCATATAGAAGGTAATGATGAAATTGGATATAAATGTGGAATTTACAATGAAAGACCACAGCTGTGCAGAGACTTTAATTGTGTTAGCTGGGCTAAAGTAAGCAACGATTTAGAGCAGTATAATAAAGTTATTAAAAAACTAGGGATGCTATAATGGACTACTATGATCCATCCGAAGTAGGGATAGATGATTTAGTAAAAAGAATAAGAGTAGGCAGGGACACTAGAGAGTTTCTTAATACGTCAATTGGTCAAGCTATTTTAGAAAAAGCCACCAATGAATATAAGGAAGGAATTAGAGAGTTACAAAAGATGTCTGAAACTAGGTGGAGTCTTTCTGCAGAAAAAGAGATTTTAATGTATAGGGGGATTAGTGATAAATTATCTTCTCCCATAAATATACTAAGGTGGTTAACCTCTGTAATTTCAACCGGAGAAAATGCAGAGATTATTTCAAGATATAAAACTTCCGGTGAATTAGAATCATAGGAACATAAAATGGAAAACGCTACCCAGACGGATGCGTTAGAAGAGGTCAAAGAAACTTCTGAAGACGCGCCTGTAGAAGAGAATAATTTAAATCCTTCTAATAGACAAAAGGCTTTAGAAGAAATTTATGACCGAAGGAGTAAAGAGATTATTGAAGAGGACCTTGCATTTGAAGAGTCCGAAGAAGTACCAGATTCTCCTATCTGGCACGATGGGGAAGGTTGGAAGACTAGGATTAAAGTTGATGGCGATGAGATTGAAGTAGATTTCAATTCTTTAAAAACATCGCATCAAAAAGATAAAGCCTCCCAACAAAGATTTGAAGCTGCATCTGCTAAAGAGAGAGCTCTTTTGGCTAGAGAACAGCAGATAAATCAATATGTGCAAAAAATAAATAGCAGGCCACCCCAAGAGGACGCCTCTACTGAAAATGAAGCAGATGATATGGACGACATAGTTGAAAAATATCACAGTGCTTTATTTGAAGATGATGCTGCTGAAGCAGCTCGTCTATTAAAAACCTTGTCAAATAGTGGGCGCGGTAACGCTACCCAAAATGTAGAAGAGGTTGTGCATAGGGCAATAGCGTCCTATGACCAGAGTAAAAAAGCAGAAGTTCAAAAGCAAAAGCAGTTTGTTTATCAGAAAAGTCTTGAGGAAGCGGTTAGGTCCTTTGAAGATGAGTATCCTGATATAGCAGAATCGCCAGAGCTTAGGACTGTAGCTGATAATAAAACGGTTACCCTAACACAGGAGAATCCTGATTGGACACCGGCTGAAATTATAAAAGCTGCTGCTGAGTATACTCGTGAATGGGCTGGAACTATGCCTAATTCAAATGGTAGGTTGAAGCGCAAAAAGAAAATTGTGCAACAACCAAAATCTGCGAGGGCTTCTGCCAATATAGGTTCTGATCAAGTTCCTATGTCACCTTCTGAAATAGTTCAGGAGATGAGAAAGGCTAGAGGCCAATTATTATAACTTCTATAGGAGGTAATTATGGCTGGACAAGTATGGTCAGTTAGCACCTCTGGTGGTTATATGTATGCCGACAATCTGAGCCGCCTGCTACGCATGGCAGTTCAGCCGATGGTTAAGTTCCGTCAGTTCTGCGATGTAAAAGACGCAGCGCACCAGGGACTTCACCGAGGTGATACATTCCATTGGAACGTGTACAGTGATGTGGCTACCCAAGGTACTACTCTCACTGAAACCAATACAGTCCCCGAAACCTCATTCACTATCTCTCAGGGAACAATGACGATCACGGAAGCGGGTAACTCTGTACCGTGGACGGGCAAGTTAGACGATCTCTCTGAGCAGCCGGTGGCTGAGGTGGTACGGAAAGTATTGAAGAACGATGCCAAGAAGGCATTCGATAATCTAGCAGCTACACAGTTTAATGCATGTAAGCTACGAGTTGTTCCCGAGAGTGGGACCAGCACGACAGCTCTCACGACTACGACTAACGGTGTATGCGCTGTTAATAATAACGTTGCTTTAGCTAAAGAGCATGTTAAGCTTATTGTTGATTATATGAAAGAACGTAACATCCCGGCATATGCTGATGATGACTATTACGCTCTAGCATGGCCGTCAACATGGCGAGCTCTGAAAGACGACTTAGAGGCAATCAAGCAGTATGTTGATCCTGGTTTTCAGATGATTATGAATGGCGAAATTGGTCGTTACGAAGGCGTTAGATTCGTAGAACAAACTCACATCGCTAAGGGTACTGGCATGGGCACTGCTGCCGCTGCTTGGACCAATGGCAAATCTGATTGGGCTTTGTTCTTTGGCGAGGATACTGTTGCTGAAGCTATTGCGGTTCCTGAAGAAATTCGCGGGAAAATTCCTGGGGACTTCGGGAGGGATCGTGGCGTGGCGTGGTATTATCTTGGCGGATTTGGCATTACTCACACACAAGCAGCCCAGTCACGTATAGTGATGTGGGATAGCGCAGCTTAAGGAGATATTATTATGAGTTATAGTGATCCAAGAGCATATATCTACCAAGACACAGTGGAAACTGATTTCGCTGCTGGCACTGGTACTGCGTGGAGTTTTAAAGGTCCAAGTGGTAAACAGGGTAGTTTGAAAAACATCGGAGTGCATGTAACTGAAACTTTTGCAGATGATACCATCACTGGAAAAGTTTTGCTTGGCACGACTGGTGATGCAAACTACTATGGTCAGCTTGAAGTCGACGATACTACTGCGGCCACTGAAACTTTTAACAACCAAGATGACTCGAATTGCGTCCTTGTAGAAGCTCTTCCTGCCGATACTCAGATTGAAGTTACCTATGTTCAGGCGACTGATTCTGGCACGGCTGCTGGAAAGGGTTATGCATACGCTGAAGTCGAATGGTACTAGGAGGATATTATGGCTAAAGATACTGCAAATAATCACCCAACGGTTAATCAGAACGGTCTTATCGAAAAAAAGGACATATCCGGAGAGTCTTTAAAATCTCTAGGTATGGACAGTGTAGGTAAGAACCAGATGCCACAGGGTACAGCTAAATCAAACATCTCCACTGATCGTGGAAAGTTTGAATGGTGCTAAAATAAATTGGTGACGGGGCGGGAAACCGCCCCTAATCCAAAGGAGATTAGAATGGCTAAAAGAATGAATTCAATCGAAGCATTTATTGGTGGTATGGTTGAAACACCTGATGTTGGGTATGGCCATACGGAAGCTGTGCTTAAAGGATACACCAGTGGTTCTCAATTATTTGATGAGAGAGATATGGAGTATAGACGAGCGCAGCGAAGAACAAACAATGAAGGTCGAGTAAATGGTGAAATGGTTAGAGGAAGCGGCGTCATAGCAGGATGGGCGTTTTAAATAAACAGTGAAAAAAATAGTAGTTCCTGAAAAGGATGTAAATGATTTTGTTCCCCAAGATTTTGGGGGCAAGAGGGGAGCTAAGACTGCATGTGTTGTTAGATACGGTGGTTTTGGCGATATGATACAAGTAGCATCTATACTACCTTTGCTAAAAGATCAGGGTTATAGAGTATGTGTAAATGTTACAGAAAGAGGTGAGGATATATGCAAGAGCGACCCCAATATAGATGAGCTTTTAGTTCAGAGAACTGATCAAATATCTATTGATATGCTAACAGAATATTGGGAGAAGATGTCTCCGTGTTTTGATAAATTTATTCAGTTATCAGAGTCTATAGAAGGCTCTCTTTTGTTAGTAGGGGATAGAACTGAAAAGCTTTATGGGGTAAATACGAGGGTTCCAGGGAGCCCAAAGTTTTATAACCTCACTAAAGAAGAAGTACATGATTTGTGTGATGTTAACTATATGGAAAGAATTCATGATATAGCTGATGTCCCCCATGTATTTAATCCAAGATTTTTCCCTACCAAAGAGGAAAGGGATTGGGCCAAAAAAACCAGAAGGAAGATAAAGTCTAAGCATGTTATTTTATGGGCGTTGTCTGGCTCTTCTGTTCATAAAGTCTACCCTTGGACTGATACTGTGATGTCTAAAGTTTTGTCATTAAGAAATGATATTTCTTTTATTACTATTGGTGACGAACTTTGCAAGCTCTTAGAGTCTGGGTGGGAAAAAGAGAAAAGGGTTATAACCAAATCAGGAGAATGGAGTATTAGAAATACTCTTTCGTTTTTGCCACATTGTTCTATTATTGTTGGTCCTGAAACAGGGGTTCTAAATGCTGCATCTTCTTTAAATAACCATAAAATAGTTCTTTTATCTCATTCATCTAAAGAAAATCTTTCTAAGCATTGGAAGAATACAACCTCGTTAGAGCCCGATCATTATGATAATTTTTGTTTTCCATGCCATAAAATGCATTATGGATTTGACACCTGCAATAGGGATAGTGAGACTGGAGGAGCAATGTGCGCTGCAAAGATAAACCCTAACGATGTTTACAATAGAATAGTGAAAAATTTGATATGAGTACTTACTTAGTTTTGTGTCAGAATATGGCGAGGGATATTGGTATCCCAGGAACAGGGCCAGACGATGTTACATCAACTTCCCTTTCAGAGGAAGAGAATGCTGTCGTGCGTTATGTGAAGCAAGCCGATCTAGATATACAAAGTAGGTGGTTTAATTGGGATTTCTTATGGACAGAAGCTAGTATTACCCCAGTTATTGGAACATCCACATTAACATCTCCAAGTGATGTAGGTAATTGGAAACTAGATGCTATTGTTTTTTCTAAAGCTACAAACTCTTATCAAGAGCTGGAGTACATGGATTGGGATGATTACAATTTAGAGTATAAGATGGGTGTAGTTGAATCAGGCACACCAGAAGTATTCTCAGTAAAGCCTGATAATGTTATAGACGTATACCC